TATGCCAACCTGAGCTATGCCGACCTGCGCTATGCCGACCTGAGCTCTGCCAACCTGCGCTATGCCAACCTGAGCTATGCCAACCTGCGCTCTGCCGACCTGAGCTCTGCCGACCTGAGCTATGCCAACCTGCGCTCTGCCGACCTGCGCTCTGCCAACCTGAGCTATGCCGACCTGCGGGATACTATTATGGCGGACATAAACTGGCTGGCTTATATTGGTATTGTGCCTGATAAGAAAGGCGTAGCTTATGCCTACAAGATGACTAAATCCAATGGCGATGGGCCGTTTAATGGTGGGATAGATTACACGGCAGAGACTATTTTTGAGGTAGCCGAAATGGACACTGATGTGAATAGAGATTGTGGTGCGGGCATAAACCTATCCACATTTAGATGGTGTTTGAATAACTTCACAGATAAAACCTACCGCCTGTTTATGATGAAATTCAATGTCAATGATGCTGTCTGCCCGATTGGGTCAGACGGTAGGTTCAGAGTGTTAAAATGCTCTAAAGTCGGGGAGTGCGGCTGGACAGGGAATCTTAAAAAGGCGTGAAGTCGGGAGAAGTGAAATACCCCAGCAGATATCAATACAAATCTCATAGACAATACCAAATTGCTCTCAGGATATGGAGAGTAGAAAACAGGAGGCGATTAAATGAAGTGTCCTTTATTGACTGATAAAAACTATGGCGAACAATTAGAACGGACGATATTAAAGGGCGACTGTATCACGGATGAGTGCGCTTGGTGGGATGAGAAGCACGGGCACTGTGCCATTCTCACCATCGCAAGTCTCAGAATATCGGGGCTCGTTAATACACGCCCCGCTTGATAATCGGTAAAATAATCATAAATGGAGGTGATAACGAATTATGAAACTTAGTCTAGGTAAGATGCTCTGGATTGGTACACAACCCGTAGACTGTTGCCAGAAATCAGTGAACGAACTACACGCCCGGCTGGTTAAGGTTCTGTGCATAAATGACCACTATGCTAAAGTAGACTGGGGAGATTACGATAAGTTTAGAAAGTGGCTATTTAATAGCAGAAAGTTTATTGAGGAGGTGAATTAAGTGGAAAATCAAATAGTAACTCATATCAATCGGGATTCCCGTTATAGGGTGGTGTTTGAGCAAGCGGCAAGCACAAAAGGGGTCATCGGGTTTAAGGTAGAAGCTAATGGTGATGACCTCAATCAAGTGAGTGAACAAGCCGAGGGCTTGCTGAAGTGGGCAAGGGAAATTGCCCCCAATATCGGAATGGAGGTAAAATGACAAGCCAAAGAAAACAGGAGATAACCAGATCTGCTGTCGTAACAGTTGAGGGCGAGGCGGAGGTCAATCAATACGGCGACCTAAAGTTTTATGACACTGAGGGGAATGAGCATAAGATAGGCATTAAGCGTAGTAAATTGTTCGATGCGATAATCCCCGGTAGGGCAGTTAAGTTGGGTTATGCTGTCTATATGAACAAGGAATATATCTCAACAGCCGAACTCTATGACGGGCAACCCGCCGACCCCGCACCCAAAGCCACTACAACGGGAAAGGGAGCGGGGTCGCCAAATAAACCTAGCCAACCCGCAATGGGAAAAGATGATTGGGCCGAGAAGGATAGGATAACCAGAAAATCAATAGAAAGGCAAACGAGTCTTAACGCCGCCGTTGAACTAGCCAAAGTGGGGATTATCAAACCCGACCAAGTTCTGCCATCAGCTAGAAAGTTCGAGGAATATCTTGAAGGTAAGGAGGTGCAACCAGCAAAAAGTAGATTAGTAGAACAAGCAAAGGGAATGGATTTGAAATCTGTTGATGAGGAGGATTTACCACCGTTCTAACAAATGAATTATGCGCTGGCGTCTCGGTAAACTATCGGCGTAGTGGAACGGAGCGGAAACAGCCGAGCCAGCAGCGGGAGCTTTAATTGGACGAAATAGACGTAGCATTATCTAGGCTTGAGGGCGTTAGAAAAATTGCAGGCGGATGGCAGGCGAAATGCCCCTGCCACGATGACAAACACCAATCTCTTAGTGTGGCGGAAAAAGATAACAAAATTATGCTTTACTGCCACGCTGGTTGCCAGTTTAATGATATAATCAAAGCGTTGGATTTACTGCCCGATAGAACAAGCGACACACCTATTATCACCAATACCTATGACTATACTGATTCCGATGGGAATCTATTATACCAAGTTGTCCGTTATCACCCCAAATCATTTAGGCAACGTAGACCCGACCCCGACCATAGGGGAGAGTGGCTGTGGAATCTTAACGGCATAACCCCTACGCTCTATAAGCTACCTGAAACTTTGCAAGGTATTGCAAACCATCAACTAATCTTCATCGTGGAGGGGGAGAAGGACGCCGATAACCTACACCATGCTGGGCAGATAGCCACTACAATCAACGGCGGGGCATCTAGTAAATGGCCCCCCGAACTAATCCCTCAATTCCTTGGTGCAAGGGTAGTTATTATCCCTGACAACGATGAGCCGGGCCGTAAATATGCCAATTATGTCGGCAACCTGCTCTATGGGTGGTGTTCGTCTTTGAAGATAGTCACCCTGCCAGTAAAGGATGTTTCGGATTATCTCGATAGTGGTAAAACCATTGACAACCTTCTAAATATCTGCCATAATACAGATGAGTATATCCCATCAGGAGTCATAACACGGGATGAGTTTAACTCCTGGCGTGGTGTCAATCAGTATTTATGGAAACTTCTACTGAAACAGAAGCATTACAAAAACAAGAAATACAAGGAATACTCCCTCTAAGGGAAATAGAGAAACACCCCCCTATAACCCCCCGTAGAGTTAGTAAGTCTTATTTAGATATAGAACTAACTGATAAAGTAACGGGAAACGATGAAGTCGCCGACCTTTTTATAGCGGGAAATCTAGGCACGAATCGTAGCTAAATAAAAATAAACCTTTCGTAGTTACAAGAGTTACAAGAGTTACAAAACGAGGCTAGCATAGTTACAAGTAGCTACGAATTTCATAGTTACATAGTTACAAAGGAGACTAAATGTCAGATACCTTAATAGATAAAGTTCGAGAGTTTATAGAACCTATCCAGGGTAGAGACATTGATATAAACTACTTACGGGCAGAACTTAAAATTGACCCTGCCAGTAAAGCCTATGATGGTTTAAGGGTTATTCTTTACCGGCTTGCTGAGGAAAGGAAACTTAGACCATCTGGGAAGAGGGATGGGGTTTACCACATAGTTAAACCGGCTTTACCTGTTAAGGTTTTCGTTCCTGATAGAGAACGCCGCCCTCCCTTTGAGCTGCATTACCCAGCAGACTACGACACAAAACAACCAATGTCCTTTGCAGGTGATGTGATTATCCGCGAGGGTGATTTAATCCTCATATCAGGATTAAGCAATTTCGGCAAAACTGCGCTGTGCCTAAATTTCTGCGGAGAGAATATAGATTCTAACCCTGTGTTAATGGGTAATGAATACACCACATTGGTTGAGAATGAGTATGTTCCGACACCCCGATTTATGAACCGACTGGAAGCTATGGACTGGGTGAACTGGGTGGACGCTGAAGGCAATGACAAATTCACCCTTTTGCCCGTAAGAGATGACTACGCCGAGCACATCGTTAAGGACAAAATCAACATCATAGATTGGATAAACATTGACACTGGTGAACACTACATGATAGGCACTATTTTGGAAAATATTAAAAAACAGTTGGGTAGAGGGATTGCTATAATTGCCATCCAGAAAGCCGAGGGGGCGACAGCAGGCAGGGGGGGACAGTTCACGAAGGACTTTGCCGACCTTGAGATACTAATAGACAGATTCGGTGATTCCGATGTTCTCTTGACAATTGGCAAGGTTAAAGAGTATAATAGTCCTGTAATAGGCAAGAATTACGCTTACTCCATCGGCAAGGGGGTTAAGATACTGAATTTCAGGGAAGTTAAGCGATGCTTTTCTTGTCATGGGACTGGACTAATCAAAGGCGAGAAGTGTGAACAGTGCTTGGGTCATAAATGGGTTGACGCTTGACAAATAACTAGAAAGGTGCTAGAATGAACTATGGTTAAAATCGGGCAGAAACATCAGGGGCAACGGACACTTCAGCACAAAGCAGATAGGTTATTTTCTGCGCTGGTAAGAAAAAGGGCAGATAATAAGTGCGAGTATTGTGGATTACAGAAAAACACACTACATTGTCATCATGGGGTAGTTCATCGGCGGTATCTCAACACTCGTTACCTATTGGATAACTGCGTCTGTGTCTGTGTTGGCTGTCATAATTACCTGGGGGATTTCCCCCAAATAAACACAGAGTTTTTTATCAAGCGCATAGGCACTGGCAAAATGGAACAAATCCAGAATCTGGCAAGGGCCATAAATGGCAAGTTTGACTATACAGAGGTAATTAAGGGGCTGGAAGATGTGCGTAAATAGCAATGAGACGCACTACAATCAATTTTAAGGCGCATTAAAGGAGGAAGTAATGGTAATGTATAGGCCGACCTGGTGTGAGGACAAAACTTGTAGCCCTTTATGCCAAATGCCAACCTTGGGTGGCGGTCAATGCCGGGGCAAATTGGCATTGCCCTCCGACCACGTGACGAAAGCTGTCAATACAATGTCAGAGTGTATGTATGACAAGGTGACGGGTTCAGTTCATTCGTTTGCCATCAACCCCGATGATATTATTGTTGAAACATATCTCGGCGGTGAGGCAATGAGAGCAATGGGGGTATCATTGCCCTCAGCTATAATTGATAATCTGCCAAAGGGAGGATAGAGATGAGGTTGTTTTGTAATTTGGACCTGCATAGGTGGGGAAAGTGGCAAACACATCCCTTTAAGGGGAATTGGATTACTAGGCAATGTCTGAGGTGTTTCAAACACCAAGATAAGCGCTTATTCTAGGGAGGTATTTTAATTGAGTGACGAGCTTCGCTGGTATGGGAAAGTCTTATCGCCGGAATTAACCGAGATTAGCATTATTGTCTTGAGCGACCTGCACTATGGGAATCCATACTGCTCAGTCAATCACTTCCAGAGGACGGTGGATTTTATCAGGGACACCCCGAATTGCTATTGTTTCCTGAATGGCGACCTGCTAGAGGCGGCCACTAAAGCGTCAAAGGGTGATGTCTACACACAGAAATTGACCCCACAAGAGCAGCGAGACGCCGTTGTAGACATTCTCTTGCCCATAAAGGACAAGGTTCTCGGTGTTACTACTGGCAACCACGAAGGCAGAATTTACAACGAGACGGGCGTTGACTTGACTGCAGATATCGCCGCCGCCCTGGGCGTGCCATATAGAGCCGAGGGGATGCTCTATAAATTGTCATTCGGAGACGGAAACGATAATCACAAAGGCAAAGCCTTTGTGTTCTGGTCTTATATCACTCACGGCTATGGCGGGGCCAGGACTAAATCCGCTAAAGCTGTGAAAGTGGAAAGGGTCGGAACGTGGATACCCCGGTGCGATTTTGTTGCTATGTCACACGACCACGTGGTGAATGTAGCTCCCGATGTGGATTTTGTTCCCGATAACAGGGGAACATTAAATAGCGATGGATTCCTATCGGGTAAAATCACGGCTCACCGGAAGATGTTAGTTAAAACAAACGCCTATTTGAGATGGGGAGGCTATGCTGAAATGGGGGGCTTTCCTCCAAGTGACCTGACTACGCCACTAATCCAACTTCTAACGCCCCGCTCTCGACTTTGGGAAACATATCCCGATAAGGCTCGGCAGACTGTCAAGGTTGTGGTGTGATGGATAAGTTAACAAACTGGCTTCCCGATGATGATTATAAAAAGCTGTGGGGCAATTTAGGCTTCAACTAACTGGAGTATTCCAGCCGTTTAATCAATATGGATTGGATATTTTTATCCTAGGGGCAATACACGAAATTGTTAAACTAGCCGAGGACTTTTCACTCAGGGTTAGGGGACAGGACAAACCAATCGATTTAAGCAGGATTAGGAGGAGAGATGAGAAATTATGAAAGCCTGACAGATGCGGAACTAGAACTCTACCGACAAAAGAATAAAGACTATACTCAGGGCGGGGATACTTACGGCAATTTCAAGAGGGTTTCCATTATCCTGGCATTATATCCTAAGCTACAACTCTCGAATCCACGTGTGGTAGCTATGGTCTATATGCTCAAGCAACTGGACGCCGCACTCTGGATGATGTCCGAGGGATACGAAGGGGAGGTGGAAAACATAGATACCAGGCTGACAGATGTCCACGTATATGCTAAAATTATTAGAATCCTAGGAGATAAATAATGCTCAATGAATATGCCGGGCACTGGATAACGACATTTACTGGTAGAAAATTCCACTATCTTTGCCCCAATCCTAATGAGATTTGCATCGAGGATATAGCCCATGCTCTTGCCCTGACGTGTAGATTCGGAGGGCATTGCAAAGAGTTCTATTCCGTTGCCTATCACTCTTATCGGGTAGCTATGATAGTGGATAAACAGGATAAAATGGCGGCATTGCTTCATGATGCACATGAAGCCTATTTGCATGATGTTCCTCGACCGATAAAGAGCGATATTATTGGCTATAAGGAAATCGCTGATAGGGTGCAATCTGTAATCAATAAGGCGTTTGGCGTAATAGTCTATGAACCTGACCACTTGGCTTATGCCGATGATGTTCTGTTGGCAACCGAGGCTCGTGATATTATGCCCACTACACAGGATTGGCTAGAGTTGCCACTTCCCCTCACTGCCCCGATACAACCAACAAACTGGAAATTGGCGGAGAGAGTATTCTTGGATTTCTACTCAGAATACAGGAGGAAATATGTGTAAACATTTCTGGTTGATAGACAGTAGTAATCATGGGCGATGCAAACTATGTGGCGCAATGAGATATTTTCAACATGACATTGGTAGAGTGAAAAAATATGGGGATACACTATCACCATTTGAAAAGAGAATTATTAACGGGTTTACTCCCCAACACGATTATTACTGGCATGGTCATATTGACAATTCGCACGAAATAAGGTAGACTATGGATAGAGTGACATACTGCAAAGATGCTACGAAACTACTCAAGAAAAGTGTTATCTGCGGGAAGGATTGCCCCATCTACGGCGATTGCCCCAGGCTTATCATGGAAGATGCCAATGATAAAGCAATCGGGCGGGCAATTAAAAGATTGTTGGAGTTGACGAATGAAAAGAAATAGAATGGTTCTCGTGGAATTCGCTGATAGTAACATTGGGCACGGGTGGGAACACCCCGAAGCCACCCAAGATGGGTTGGCTTTTGTCCGTGCAGTCGGCTACCTGAAATCAGAGGATGACGAACAACTCACTTTGACAATGGCATTGAGTGACCTCGGGTTGATATTCGAGAAGTTTACCATACCGAAAGCTAGTGTAAAATCTGTGAAAGAATTGAGGATGAAGTAAATGGAAATTAGCGATGGGGTTGGCTTATCCGAAAAGATTGAACTCAAACCAAAACCTAATTGTAAGTATTGTTTTGGCAAAGGATTTATTCGGGTTATCCGCCCCGATTTAGATACTGATAAATTCAGGGAATTAAGACCATGTTCTTGTGTCAAGGCGATTGTTAAGGTCGACCAATTAACGACCGAGAAAGTAGCTGAACAGAAGATTGTTAGATAGGAGGAATGATAATGTATCCCAGAATAACCGAGTTAAACGGCAAAAAAGCCTTAGTGGGTGATGACCAGATGCGTAGTTACAAGGAGCACATGACACAGAATCATAGGGTTATGTTCTTGAGTGGGGTGATTTCTGGCGAGACTGATTCCAGACATTTATTATTAGCTATGGATTCCCTATCTCATGACCCGATAACAATAAATATCACTTCACCCGGTGGGGATTTGGATTCTACATTTCTCCTGATTGACACTATGAGACTCATCCAATCACCAGTGATAACAATCGGTGAATTCTGTGCCTCAGCAGCTTGTTTGGTTCTGGCTTCTGGTTCAAAGAGGTATTTATACCCCCACGCTAAGACTATGCTACATTTAGCTACGGGACAAATGGGGGGTGATTATAAGGATTTCGCCATCCAGCATAAGTTGATGTGCGATTATCAGGATAAGATTGTTGATATTCTACGAGCGGCTGGTGTCAAGAAAAGTAAGGAGGAAATCCTTATTGACATTGACCGAGATTTCTGGCTTGAACCCGATGATGCTGTGGCTTATGGTCTAGCAGATGGAATCTTAACACCAGAAATCTGGAAGAGTTGGTTTAAGGAGGAGTAAAATGGGAGAGGTGATTTGTGATAATTGCGGGAGATATGAAAGCGAATGTCGGTGCGGATTAATGGAATTCGAGAATTGGTATAGACCGAAGCCCACTAGAATGGAGAGATTATGGACAATCCTTGTGGAACATACCGATGGCGGTAGCTATCATAGGCACGCCACCCTCCAATCTGCCGAGACAGAAGCCGAGCGGCTGGCAAGACTGCCGTATAATGTGAATAAGGAGGTCTATCTGTTTGAGTGCATCGGCAGATGTAAGGCAGAGCAACCATCTATAACATGGGAGATACCCAGATGAGTAGTTTTACCACCCCCTTAGTGGCCAGCCCCTTACCGGATGGCAGAAGATGGAAACTCATTAAGCCCTTTACTTATCATGTGGGTAGTAAGCATAGTCGGTTTATAATTAAAGTCCCCAAAGGGTTTATAACAGATTTCGCTAGTGTGCCCCAGATGTTATGGTGGTGGCTTCCATATTGGGGGAAGTATGGGAAAGCTGCCGTAGTGCATGATAGACTTTACCAGACACGAGAAACTAGCAGACGGATGGCAGATTTGATATTCTATGAAGCTATGCAAGTGGAGGACACTCCGAAGTGGAGGGCTAAACTGATGTATTGGGGGGTGCGCTTGGGCGGGTGGCTGGCATACAAAAAGAGGGGGCTTTAACCCCCTCTTAATTTATCTAGTGCAACACTATGTCTTTACGCTGCCGCCACTAAGCCGTGTGCTATTAAAGCATCTTGGATAGCATCAATAATTCCATCAGTTGTAGCATCCCCAGAGTTTGGAATATCGTCTATTCTAGCATCTACTACTCTTGCTCCAACTACTTGATTTGCTCCATAATAAATATTACCACGCATCGTGAGGGATGCTAGGTTCGTATCACCGCTTGCTACATAGATAGCTGCGTTCGTGGCTCCCTCGGTAGGAGCAGAGGCTATGTAAAGTGTAGAGGCTATCGTAATCGTAGTCACATTTTTAGTGATACCAGGCTCTATTAATAACATCTGAGCAATTACACTGATAGTCTCAGCAGCTGTCTGCGTGACGATGGAGTTACCGAAATACGAACCGATTAACTTGTTTGTATCTGCTGCTGCTCCTGTTAATTGGCCATCAAAATGATTAGCATGAGCAAAGTTATCAGCAGCATCTGAGGTAAAATATGTGTAGAAGCGATTTCCCAAATAGCCTAGCACAGTTCCTCCATAGGTAGTTATCTTTGAACTTATAGTAACGGCTGGTATGGTCCATGTCCCTGATGCAGTCCAAGTGCCTTTGGCTACCGAGGAGTCCAGCGTTTTATTATCCAGCTCCTCAGTTCCAGCAAGAGTAGCGAATGTCCCAGTAGCACCTGGGAATGTTAGTACCACAGCACCGACAGTAACAGTGGATGGCAAGGTCACCGTTCCAGTAAAGGTCGGGGAGGCAATTGTTGGATTAGTTACCCAAGCGGGAACTCCACCAACAACCTGAAGCACTGCATTAGTTGAGCCTATTCCCAACCTTGATAATTGACTAGCACTAGAGGCATAAATTAAATCTCCTGTAGCCTGAGAATTACAGATGTGAAGCCCCACTGCCTCAAACTCAGCTTGGGCCAATTGAACGCCGACTGTTGCATGGACGAACTCATTTGCCATTTTACCTCCCCATAAAAGCCGTTAAAAAACCTATCAGATACCCAATACCAAATATCAAACTGGTAATTGCCAGAAATAGTGCTAGATTGGCTATTGTTTGCATCCTTACCATATTTTCTGGAGAACATCTGTGAGCCAGGTAAAATAAGCTACCAACCCATCAATGCCCGCCTTAAGTATTTTATCCAGTTGGGTATCTGTGCTTGCATAGGCTACTTTAACATAGCTTGCCATCCCAAATAGAGTTACTACTGAGACCAAGATAAACCACTTATTCTGCCACAATTTTCTTATCATTTCCTCAAATCCTTTATCAGTCGTTCAATTCCCCAGAGAGTAAACAATAATGCCAATCCCGTTTCCGTGTAGAGTATCCACTTGACATTCTCATAGACATAGGCAGCCCCTTGAATGATAATCAAGACAAACATTCCAAGCGTAGCAAATCCTACTGCTACGGCAAAAATCCCGAACCATTGTTCTTTAATTCGTTCCCACATTTTAACCTCCTAAAAGTAGAATATCTTGGGGATGAAAGAGGTATATGTCACTGTAATATAAGCATCGTTGCCATAACCATATCCCTGCCATAAGGCTTCATTGACTCCAGTAGGGGCTGTGTTATTTATATCAAGGGAGGTTCTGATTGCAAAATAATTAACAGCCCCATTGCTTATTGCTGCTATGCCGGTTGCGTTCAATGAGATATTGTTAAAAGCGTTCTCCGCCCAAGCGGTTGATGTTATATTCCCGTAGGATGTTGTCTCATCCAACAAGTCTCCATAATCAGATGCGACCAATGGGTCAACTAGGTCTATTCCCGAAACAACAACAATATCGAATTCATCAACAACGGTTTTGCCTCGTCCATACAAGGAAATAACAGCAGAACTGATTATAGCATCTGCGGGCAGGGCAGAAAGGTCAAACTTAAGAACAGCTCTGTCAATTGAATAATATCCACCAGGAAGGTTAACTGTTTCAACATCCGGGATTTCTTGGTTTTGGATAGCAATCCCTATTGCTGCATCATGAATATTGGCATAAGTATCATAATCTGCATTGTATACTACGCCCGAAATCGTGTCATAACTAATTAGGGTTGCCATTATGGTAACGCAAACTCCAAAATTACTAATAACCCCTTAGCATTAGTAGTAGAAGCGGTGGTTACATCCACTCTCAAAACATCATTAGTTACTACATCATCATAGGTCGTATTGATAGTCCCGACTGTCCCCACTGTTCCCCCAGAAGCAATAGAGATAGCCGTTGAAAGCATATCTATACTATCAGTTACATTGTAAATATCAATCGTGGTGGCGTTGGTTGTTCCAGCTGTATTGACCATTGCTTGCGCTCTGGTCAAGTTCATCCCGCTAAATTGTAGAGGGATGGGAATATAAACCTTGCCATCGCCCACAGTAACATCGGTAGTGGCATCCACAGCAATTATCCCTATCCCTCTTGGGCGTGTATCTACATAAGTTTTATTAGCTGGCTCATATAATTTAGTCGGTGTTGGGATATTCCGTAAGCGGGGGATGAGAACATTGTTATCGCCGTGTCCGGTAAAGATGCTTGGTAGAGTAGTAGAATCTCTGAGATTAACTCTGAATTCCCACCGGATGTTTTCATCAATAGTATTGAGCAGTCGCCCCGATATAGAGGTGATATAATAAGTTGCCCCCGTAAATGGAGCTCCTATCACTGAATTAGTAACTAAAATATATCGCCCGATTTGGAGTCCTGAATAGAATGTTCTTAGCGAGACTTGGGTGGTATTGGCGTTGGGTGAAATGTTATCTCGAGGATATTCAAAGCCATGATAGGGATATGTGGTAGAAAAATCAGGGCTATCAGAAAAGTCGAAACTAGCGTGTGGCCAAGCCGCCACGTGCTGATAATTCAATGCTATTAAAGAATCGACCCACCAGATTCTATCATTTGTTCTACCCAGTATTTCCAGTGCCTCACTGAGACTGTTGTTATTCAGTTGCAGTGTGGTAGTATCGCCCTCGTAAACTTTGCTCGCTGTCACTATGACGGCGGGTAGATAGGTGGCAAATAAATCCGTTATTATTGCTAATTCCGTTCCGCTAAATGTCCCCGTAATCCCCGTGGTGTCGTAGACAAGCTTAGTGTAGTCGTGAACTACGCAGTCATAAATATAACGTGTGGGAGTCTGCTGCCGTGTATTTATTTCCCTAATTTTGCCGGAGAAAATAAAGGTGTTTAGGCTAATGTCAAAAATTTTAACAACATCATCGAACGCAATAGTAGCCGTGCTCTCAATGGATATATTGAATGTCCCGACCTCACCGAGAGCATAAGAAAATGAAGCCCCTGCCGATACCTTATCGGTAATATCCTGATTATTTAACCAGATATTAAATGCTCTATCTGGGTCTACAAAGTAGAACGGGAATAAATAGGGGAACGGCATTTAATCTCCTAAGTAAGCTGAGCCCTGTATTCTCTATCAAAATGTTTACTGACTATCTGGGCGATTAGAGAGCCGTCCAAATAAATGTTATTCTGGATTTTATCGCTATTCCCCACTCCGGATAATGGGATAATGGCTTCTGCCCCAGATTCGCCTACCATCGCCAATGTGGGTTGGGTCACTATTCCGCCATGTGCAAAGCCTGGGATACTTGGATTCCCTATCTTATTTGCCTCGTTGCTTATAGCACTAAATGCGCTAATAACACCGACGGCTGCGGCTATACCAGCTGCCAATTTTACCCATCCTGCCGGCCCCATAAGACTATGCATTATTATCAGGGCAGTATTGATAGCAATAATGGCTTTGGAAATCTGAGAAAACGCAAAGAGCAACCCCCCGGCTCCAATTAAGACACCGCCAACAGCCAACAGATTTTTAATGAGATTGGGATTTGCTTCGGCCCAAGACCCAACTCTGTCTATAATTTTTGTGACCCTATCAACAAATGATGCGAAAAGGGGCAAAAGATTCTTCCCGATGGATTCGGATAAATCATCCATAGCTGTTTTAAGAACAGTGAAAGGATTGGCAGTGGCTTCAGCAGCACCAGCAACGGCCACCTGAACACGTGTTAATATATCACCCGTATCAGCAAGTGCCCTTTGTGCGTCATTTGTTTTGTAAGTATTTTCCTGTAATTCTGTTTGGGCGGTAGCTAATAGCGAAATTGCCTCTTTTTGATTAAGCAATGTCGAGGAATTTTCTTTTTCTGTATCTATCAATCGTTCTTGTGCAGAAATTAACGACCAACTGGCATCTCGGACTCTACGTTTTGCCGCTTCTACTCTATCATTGGCTTCTTCTAAATCTTTACTACCATCTATTTCAATTTGTTTTATTCTGTCCTCAGCGTTCGATACTTTTTCTCTTGCCCTCATTAAATCTAATTCATCTGATTTGGTATTTCCAATTGCCTTTGAAAGATTTAATTGAGCTTCGACTAAATCAATAGTGGCATCTCGCCTCTTTTTTTCTAAATCTTGTGGGAGTCGAGACAGTTCGGACTCGGCTTCCGTTAACCCTTCAATGGCATCGCTTTGTGATTCTTGTGCATGAACCAATCCTTGCTGAGAATCCCGAAGAGAACGCTGCAATCCCAAAAGACGCTCTTTAATACCCAGGGCTTTTTCTTCTGCATTAGTTAAATTGTCCCGTGATTTTTTTGTGTCGTCTTGCGCTTTTGTTAAACTATCTTGAGCAGCGGCGATGTCTTTTAATTGGGGGAACATTCTTATAAGAGCCATAGTGTCCCCCTCTAAAGCTCTCCCAAGAGTTTGTGCGGCAGATTTCAAATCCATTCCCTTTGATGCTGCCAAATCAAGGGCGGTTGGCATTATTTTAAGTGCTTTATTGTAATCCCCCGTAACCAGGATAAGTTCGTTTAGAGCATCCCTTTGTTGGTCATCGGATATTCCCGTTTTCCTCTGAGTGGCTTTAATGTTTGCTTCCAGACTATCTTTTACATCATCATAATTAACACCTACATTTTTGAGTGCAATAGACAAACGCTTTATGCCAACTTCTTCGTCTGCGGCTGCCTTTGTTGCCAGTCCAAGTGCCCCCACAATAGCACCGCCCGCAGCCATCATCCCAATCCCTACGGCCTTGAAGTTCTTATTTATGTTATTTGTCTTCGCTTCAACATTACGAGCAAAATCACCAATAGCAGCATTGGATTCGCTAATGCCCGCCTTAAATTCGGCGGCATCTGCGGTGATTTTTGCTACGAGCTCAACCAAAGTTTCTGGCATTCTACCCCTTGTTTGTGAAGTAACTTATAACGCTAACGATTATTCCAGTGACAGTTCCTGATATGCTCCCCGCAATACTGGATGCTTTTCTATCCCCGCTTTTAAGGGAAGCTATATCATCGTCATAGTCTTTACACTTCTCGGTGAACTCAAATGTCTGCCTGGCGATAAACTCCAAAAGAGGTCTATCTTCCATTTCAGAGATACGCTTTTCATAGTCTAGTTCGTAATTGATTCCGTTGGGCATAATAGACCTCCTTTAACTGGACATTGCCATAATCTCACTGAGAGTTGTAGACAAGAGACCAATTTCCTTTAGTGTGATAAGATGCCCTACCCCATCAAGAGTTAGGTCGGGATGATTCTCCTTGAGCAAAGCATAAACCAACGCCCTTATCGTGGTCATTGTTTCTGATTCAAATCTTTTGCCGAGACTGCCCAAGCTAAATCCCATCGTCTTTTCTATATTGGCCAATGTGGTCATATCTATCGGGGGTAAAGTGTATTCATTGCCGTCAGCTAGTTTGATTGACTTGGCTTTCTCTTCTGCTAGGATGTTCTCTTCCATTTTCTCTCCTTCACTTTGCAATAACGTGCAAACTATTTATCGTTCCCTTAATTCTTTAGTGGGTAACGTAATACCCCTTTGATTTGCCATTGTCTCTAACGAGTCCTCTGGTTTGGGATTGCGTTCTGGCATACCGCTGCCCAGAAAATCCTCCGCTTTGAATATCTTAGAACCTCGCTTGCGGGGAATGGTGTTATAGATGGCTGCCATCAACGAAGCGGTAGAGTGTTGGCGGCGATATTCGTCTACGCTCTCCTGGTAGTATAATTCGTTTAGAAGTTCGCTGAATTGGCGGGGGGTGAGTCTTCCAATCTCTTCTCGTGTCCAGCCCAGCTTCCGTGCCAGATATACAACCGACTCTGTATTCATGCCCTCCCTTCCATTATCCCCTCTCCCACAATGACAACCTCTTCGTGTATCAGCGTATCAAAAAGTTTCTTGTAGTTAGAGATGATCATTCCCTTCCCTTCCCAGTAACCCTTGCCATTATCAGGGTATAGCCTTACGACAACCTGCCCGGGAACATCAAATAACCAGTAGCTTCGTGCCGTGAGTCTCCATCCCTTTAGTTTATATTGGGCAGCGGTATCCCTGACTGAATCAGCCAGAGTTAAATCTAGTGTCCAATCAAGAATACCGCCCAGTGAAAGCCTACCATTATGGAGGCTGCCTAGTTTGCCCTTCATTTGATAAAATATTCCAGTTGTGCTATACTCTATTATGGAGGGATAAAATGAAAATGGGGATAGAAAATTATCATATTGTCATTTGTCGCCAATGCAACAGGCCATTTGAGCTTAGATACTTGGAAGATAGAGATGATTACTATGCAAAGTATGAAGATGAATTGTGTCCCTCTTGTAGACTTGATAGACTAGCTCACGAAGGCATCGCCAAATTTGCTTTTCTAAAAGACGCTACCATCGTTGGTTATAGCCTAGAAGATATATCGGTAAATCCCGAATTGCGCTATATTGAGGTAAGGCTTGCTAACGGCGACTTCCTTAAAATTGATACTAAAAATACTAGATGGTTACATAGTTAAGCACAGGGCAATTATCCTTTAGGCATCCGGGACTTGAAGCGCACCCGTGCCCTGGAAATCGTATGAGTAGGTAACAATCCCATCGCTGGCTGTAATCGGGTGTGCCGCCGTGATAATCACCTTACCTATCCAGTTTTGGGAGGCAGTAGCAGATTCCCCTAGTGTCAGGTAAACTTCAGAACCTATTCCTAGGGGCACTCCATCTTTGAAACCCTCGAATGCACCGCTCCACCCAGAGCCTCCGATGATGTAACTCTTGACTCCGGCATCCGCAAAATCGGTTGTCTCTAGTGTATCGGCGGTATAATCGAGAGTCCAAGATTTCAAACCATCCAGTTCGGCTAACGCCTCGACATCATCTATGTCAAATGTCCCATCGGCTAAATCAGTAACTTGCCTCAGCCCTACTGAGATAAGTGAGCCATCCGATGCCGGAGTGGCTAATCTAATAAAGCATTGTTTCCATGTGGTTGACGTTAATGCGGGGAGACTTAGAATCTCAATCGGTGTAGCACACAATGCGGTATCGTCAAGTAAGAGGGCCATATCCCCCGCCGCCGTAGTAACACTTGACCTAAACCAGAAATATATCCCGTCATAGGCAGTCAGGTCTTTTGAGATAACCTCCGTCATCATCAAGGCTGATGCCCCCAGTGCCGTAGTAGTATCTCTCGCGGCATAAGTCCCCACCTTGCCCGTAACTGTGCTAATGGAGCTTGCACCATCTCCTGCTACCCAGACATCCTCACAATCTTCAACCAACAGGGCCCCGCCATAGACGTGTCCTGCTTTACCTGCAATATGACTCATAATTCACCCCCGAATGTATTTTATTTATTACGCAGCAGCGACTGTCAAAGCACCCGTGCCCTGGAAATCGTAAGCATAACCTACTATCCCGTCGCCGGGTGTATTCGGGTGAATACCCACTATTAATGCACTCCCCGTCCAGAATTGGTTAGCCGTCTGCGATTCATAGAGTTTAATAGTTACGGCAGCACCCGCTATGGGCAGGGGGGCACCGTCCTTAAACCCCTCGAAACTTCCCGACCAACCGCTTCCCCCAATGACATAGGTTTTTACTCCGACATCTGCGAAATCCGTTGTCTCTAATGTGTCCGCCGTGTAATCCAATGTCCAGGACTTGATACCAGCGACCTCACTCGCTGCATCAACCTGACCCGCTTTACCCGCCACATGAGCCATTTTATTGCCCTCCCTTTGTTATTGTTCCTATCTATCACTAAACGCACCACAATCAATTTTAAGGCGTTTTCGCCCTCTAAGTGGTAGTGTTGTATTGCTTGATACCATATCGCCGTTCTAGCTACGATTTTTTAGCTTATGTAAACCGCTATTTAACATAGGGTTACTTTACAATTCGTGTGTATTTTAGGTATCGTCTACCCAAACTCGGTAGCGTAAACTTATCTGATAAACCCCCGTCTCCATATCCCAAGTTATCCCGGACATAAACTCTCTCACGCATTTCATCGCTGTATATCCGGTGACTGTCAAAGAAGAATCGTCCATAACCGCCAGGACTAAATCCGCCAGGGTGGTTACATGGGCTACTGATGTAGAACTAAAAATGTTAACCCAATAGGTTAAGTCCTCTATTATGGTCTGACTCTCAAATGTCCCTATCGGTCTATTAGTTTCTAATCCGAAGGTTACATAAGGAACTGTCGCACTCTGTGGAGATTTTACGTTGTAGCATTTGGTATCAAAAGTCGTGAATACCGCCGTGCCGTCTGTCGTTAATCCCCCATTAGTTGTTGACCATGTTGGCTGAGTAGTGGCGTGGCTTGTGCCAGCAGTAGAGCAAATGTAGGTATGAGAGTTATAGGATGTCGGTTTGATAATATCTCCCGCAGCCCGCACTACACCCGAAGCCCAAGTGGTAGGATAAGTCTTGAGCATATTGAAGTAACCGACATTTACAGCGTTTATCACTCTTTAACCCCTTGCTTTTTTACCCGACATTCCTTACATCTTTTCGGCGGAGCAAGCTGGCGGTCTGAGTAAAACGCCTGCTCGCCTTCTGACCAATCGAAGTCCTTTCCGCATACCTTACACTTGATTATCATTTGAAAATACCCCTTCTCTTTGTCCAATTACCTTCCCCATGTGCGGTAGTTAGTTGCTGGTCTATTGATTCAGGACTTCCACCTTCTACAAGAGCAGCAGAGGTTGACCTTGCTACAGTTACAGTAACATTAGTGCTATACTCTATGGGATTTACAGAATCACCGTTCTCGTCAACTGCAACCAGATTCCCCCCCGTAACATTGCAATCAGTTGGGTAAGCCCTGTCAGCAAACTTTAGCTTGGCATTTTCTAGCTTGGCGGTGATACCTACTAATACACTCCCGCCTAAATCTTCCTTGCCCGAGGCTGACAAAAGACTGGGATAGGCCAGATTCGCTTGGTTATCTTCCCAGTTCCGTATCTGATTTACCAGAGACTGGATAGTGATTTCAATTCCATCAGCCTCTGGTACTGTGATTATTCTAGGACTGACTATCGGGTTTACCTGAATTGTCATTGTATTCTTCCCACTCTTTTATATAACCCTGAAGTTCATCTATCTTGTTTTCTTCTTTGGCTATACCCTGTTGAAAGGCAATGATGTTAGTTCTACACTGAAGGACAGCAGCCCTCAATGGGATTAATTCGTATTGCGGTTTATTCATTTCACTCCTTATAAAACGATGCCATCGTCTGTTCTGGTAGCATTGACAGTTACACCAGTATTAGCCACTGAAGTGTCCTGCGACCAGGGAACAATACTTGAACCAGCACCACCATACTTTCTAACCACAGTTCGGATATAGACAGTTTGGGCTATATCTTTAATCAGAGTATTCTCAATGGTAGTGCTTGTGGCTGCTTCGTCAATTATAGGAACATAGACATTCCAACCAGTTTCGCATTGAGTCCCCAGTGTTCCCACAAGTGTAAATGTTGAAGTCGCCCATGCTGAATATTCGGCTAAAACCTCAGAACCATCAACAGAACTTACCACCCTTAAATAGCCAGCATCAGGAGGGTCTTGCCCCGACCAGCCATCTATAATAGCTTCGTTTACAACCACTGTAGTAGCATTAGAAAGATGTTGTCCGTTTAGAGTATAGGTATCCTTTTCAATTGCCCCGCCATCAGTTGCTAACATAAACATTGCCACGCTATCACCACTGGCAACAGCCACCACTTTACAGGCAACCGCATTAGGCGGATTTACAGTCGTGCCATCGGATGAGATAAGGGAGAATTTCTGTGCATCATCGACATCATAGTCGGTTATCCACACGCCCCTAGCACCGAAGAATGTACCTCCTGCGAATGTTCCGAAAGGAGAGGCTTTTACAGGAGCATAGGAAGGGTCAGCATAGATATACTCCTCGCCATTATCACCATCTAGTTGTTCGGTGCTTCCTTCACGACACACATATTTACAGACTTCATAAAGGTGTGCGACAGTATCAGTATTCAAGTCAATTTCTACATCGTAGTCTTTAGTTACGCCACCAAGAGTTCGGGAGTAGGGGCCGGAAAATCCGAAGGTCATTGCTCCTGCCCAAGTAGATACAGTCGCCTGAGCGGTGGTATTGTTAAGGTCAAGTGCGGTAGCCAAAGGAACTGCCTGCCTACCAGCGGTTAAAGTAATCGGGAAGTGGTCAAACAAGGCAGCATTGCCAGCTGTAGGATAGTAGCGACAGAATACGATAACGTTTCCGCTATCTATCGTAGTTCCCATTTCCTTAACTTTAATGAGAACATCAAAGGCATCAATACCAGTATCCCACCATGCCGTCAGTTTTTCGTCATTCTGAATAACATAGATAGTATCGCTTGCACTTGTCAGCGTGCCTAGTGTATAGACATTGACATAGAGGTTATCGCCAGTTGTTGATACCGCCGACATAGCCCCAGCTAGAGTAGAGTCAACATTGATGTTTTCCGTGCCGTTGTCAAACAAGTCATCGGCAGCATCGCACCTAATCCATAATGTCTTTCTAGTTACATTGAAGGCAAGTAACTTGCCCGTATCCCCAGTAGTAACACCTGCTACCGCCTTGCCTATATCTGAAGCGTCTACATCGGCAATGGAAGCTAGAGTAAGTAATCTAATACCCGTAGTG